TAATTAAACGCTGAGGAGCACAAGCACAAATGACTCAATTTCTCGTAAAGTATGGAGGATACTTCTCAATATTTGAATTCATATTCTTTGTTGCAATAGGTATCACGTTAGGACCAGTCCTAACATAATCCGTATCAAAGACCTCTACATAGTAGGGGTCTTTTTTATGTCGTGAAATATCTTACCCATCCTCTGACCGTATGTAATCTAATTATTGTAGGGTCTCTTGTCTTGATCGAGACATTACATATTAATTTTCACAAGGGGTTGACAACCTGTGAAGAGTCTGCTATATTATCAGTGTCGGACCGATCAACCGACATGGAAGTGACTGAATAACCCTGTTGGAATTAGGCGGGGTAATGTAAACAGTTAGGGGTGGTGCCCGCTACTTCGGTAGAACTATTACCAATAGAACTGTTGTTGTTATGTACTAATTTTCGCACTAGCGATTCCCATAACATGAGGGTAAAATGTATTCCCTCCTTCCACCCTTCTATATCATGGATAAATAACTAGACCTATACTAGGTCTTTTTTTATGGTTGCAGGAAATCCTTGCTACGGTTCGGACGGAATACCACTGCTACCCAGTAGTACCACAAGCAATAGTTATCCACGAGCAAGACAGGGTGAAGTTCCTCCAACTCCACCCACTCCTGCGGGTGAGAACATTCGGATATCTGTTGGTGGTTGCTACGTTGTTGAGAGTATACCTAGTGTTACACCTGATGCACCAGGGTCACCACGAGTAAGTACAGCAAGACCACCGACAGTAGATGACTCAGTACCACCTCCTGCTGCGTCTCCGTCAGATTTAATAAGAAGTATTGTAGATAATTGTTATGATGGTACACCCATTGCACTAGCACCATCAAATAAGGGTGCGTATCCTAGACAAAGACAAGGAGAACCAGCACCACCAGCAGCAACACCAGCAGGACAAGCAATAAGACAGATCGTAGACCAGTGCTATGGTCCTATCTCTCCACCACTCACACCTTCTACTGGTAAACCAATTCGTAATAGACAGGGTGAACCTCCTGCTGTTGCAACGATCAACCCAGGTCAGGTCATCAGAGATATAGTACAAAGATGTTACCCTGCTGTTGACTTAGCACCAGTACAAGAAGCGATTGGTCCTAGTGGTATTGATGTAATCAAACTAGATCCTGTTGGTCCTATTGATTGGTTATGTGAACTCTTCCCTGACCTTACTATATGTCAGTTCGGTGACGTAGGTCCTATCTCAATGCCACCAACGATGCCAAACCCAGGTGATCTTAATGATGACTGTGAAGAGGTCATGAATGGACTAGCAGATGGCAGTGTTAAGAAAAGTACAGATCCACAACAAGCAAAAGAAGGAATCTATATTGTATTAGAAAGTGGTAGAGAACTCGTATGTAAAGGACTCAATGAGGATGGAGATCCAGGGTGGGAACAGTGTGTTAAAGATGCAGTCGACTGTATATTCAAACCATATGTCACAGGCACATGGAGAACCCCAGGTGCTGACTGTAAGTCATTCTATTTCAGAGGAGAGAATGCTACTACTGGTGAGATATGTATAGAGAACTGCAACGGTCCACGCATAGGAATATATGAGTATGCAAAAGGAAATGCACAACCCAATGTATCAATAGCACCATTCTCTAATGCAGTTGGTGGTAGTTCTGCTGCTCTTAAACATAACCTCAGAGTTGTTACTACTGATGTAGCAGGAAACTATAAGGGTGGTAAAGTACTCAGTGAATCAGGTACTTTATATTTCAATAGCACTACAACACAAACAAGAACAGTTACTATGGGTAGTGCCACTATTACATTCAAAGCAAGAGGTGTAGTAAATGGTAGTGAGTATGACTCTGAGTGGTGGGTAGAGTCATGGACAGGTACACTGCCTGCGATAGGTACAACAGCAACACATACATGGAACCCAGGTTTGAGAGACCTAACTGTCACATTAGAAATCATAGGTGGTGGTGCAGAGGACAGTAGGTATGGTCTCACACCCGCCCCAGACAAAGCAGGATACGTCTCTGTGGGATCAGACCCTGCATTCTATATCCTAGGTCAACAATTAGATGGAACTGTACCACTTTATAGATTCTATTCTCCAAGTACAGAAGATACATTCTTAGTTACTAACCCAGGTGTACCTGACTCTCCTGGGAGTGGTGAACGTGCCACTATGAACGCAGCAGGCATGACTAATGGTGAGATACTAGGGTATGTGTACAAGACACCTTCGGATGCAGTAGCAGCATTGTCACAGGGTGAACAGGTAGAAGAACTACACAGATATTATCGTGGAGGATCACCAGCAATAACAGCATCATTCCAAGGCACTGACTTAGTGATAGGTGGATCAGGAACTGGTAGTGTGAAGTTGGATATGAGATGGTCAGATAATCCAAGCACAGCAGGAACTGCATTTGATACATTGACTGTTGCAGGAGCAACGTTCACACGATCAGGTAGGAAAGGTAACTCATCAACGATGGTTAATGTGACAGCAGGACAGTCGTATGCTGTGTCTGGTATAAACTATTCCTCCACTGTGAAAGATGGGGGTGAGTTCTTATGTTTAAGAGACGGTGATGGTAGTGATTGTAATGCTACACTCAGGATAGGAACTCTAACAGAAGTAACCCCTGGTCCTTCTCCTGACCACAAGTATTCATTAGTCAAGGCACAACAGACAGATAAACCAGCGACATACTTACCAAACAGATTGTCGTATAGGATCATGAACAGACCAGCAGCACCTGTCATCGTTTCATATAATATTATTGCTGGAAATGCAGGGTATGATAGTTCATGGGGTGTTGCTATTACAAATGCAGCAGGAGATAGTATATCTTGGGCACGAGTTATTAAAGGAAGAGTAAAACAGAATGTTGATACAACACAGTATAAGATTCCTATCAGTGTACTAGAACAATATCCTAACCAAGAGATTGTATTCTTCTTAGTTCCTAACGGTGGTAACAATGGACTGACAGATGGACAGACCATAACATTCACTGCGAATAGTGGTGGATACAAGAACAGTGCATCGTCACAATCTGATTGGGTGTTCTTCTCTAATAGAAAGATGAATCCAGATGATGTATCTAAGGTTAGATTCAACTCAGAGAACTGGCAGTGGTGGGAAGATCTATTGAATGGTGATGATGATTACGATGACTTCAAGGTGTACTATGAAATGATGCAACCTGGGTCTGACTACAAGTATGAAGGTATAGAAGCATATGTGTTCGGTGAGGACATGCCAGACCCAGTTAAGATACCTGTCATTGTGAAAGAGAAATGTACTGACCCAGCATTTGATAATTGTTTTGAAGAGACTACTGTGACTCGTACTGGATGTGGTTCACCTGTACCTCAGAGTTCTGCTACTGGACAAGAGAATGCATCTGTTGGTGTATGTAGTGGTGAATATACAGCAGAGGTTAATAGGACACAAACTATTACAGCATTAAAGGCAGGCACATTGGAACTGAAAGCATATGGAATAATGATTCGTGCACCAGAGGCAGAGGAGATTAAGTATAGGTTTACATTTAAGAAGAATGGTTCTACTATTGTAGATTACACAGCAAACGTTGCAACATGGCCAAGGATAGGACATACGTTTGGACAGTTTACTGTTGCAGAAGGTGACACACTGACATATAAACTAGAAGAGATAAGCAAGGGACCAGCAGCAGGATCATGTTCCTTTGGACTGATCATGATGGATGTAGCAACACAACAGTTCGAGAAACCATGGTCAACTAATTTAGTTACATCACCAGCAGCAGGAGAAGCAGCAGGACGTAGTAGAATTGCATCTAACTCACCTAGGACAGACACTGACACAGGTAACCAAGGTAGGATCAAGAAACTCAGCATACAACTCTGGGACAACAGAGCACAGTCATGGACTGATAAGGTTGTAGTGTGGGACAACGGACAACAGGTTGCTGATAACACATACTGGAATGACAATTACTATGGTGGTTCTGAGTGGGGACAACAAATGGGTGACAATAGCAGGAATGCATACCCTGGATTCTATGAGGGTGGCACCAATGGTAGAAGAGGTATCATCATGTCTAGTAATCATGATGCTGATGGTTCATACACAAGGTCTGGTGCCACTGGTGATCGTGGTATCTATTACAACACACTGTTTGAGTTCAATCGTGGACTCATATGTAAACCCTCTGAGACTATCGAAGGTGACTTGGGATTGAAGGTAGACAGTAACTTCTTCCAGCACAGTAACAAGAATGGATTTACTGCATGGTTTGGACACTATAAAGCACCTGGGGCAAGTGGTTCAAACAAACAAGCATTCCATAACTTACTTGATGCATACTATGCTAGTGGTATTACTAACGGTAACGCAGGAGGATATCCTATGGGTACTGTACCAACATCTAACGGACAGTATAGTAAGATGTCATTCATGCATGACTATGTGTTAGGTGAGTTTGGTGCACAGGAACGTATCGTAGATACACTTCCCAACGGAAAGGTAAGGATGGCATTCTGGCCATATACTGTACCTCCTACTGACTTTGTAGATGGGGTTGATTTAAGGTATGGAAATAGTATATACTGGTGTGCAGGGGTAGAAGTATTTGGTGTTACCGAAGGTGACGCATACCAAATAAATCAAGAGTTTGAATTTGAATACCCTCCTGTCCAAGCACAGAAGAATAAATATCAGAACGTTGCAGGATCTGTAACTCCATACTATCCTAGGGATAATGGTACTAACGTTTCTCTACCCAGAGAAATCATACTAGAAGCAGAGGATAGAGAATCCGATCCAGAAAGATTCACACCTCGTGAAGTCTTCTATCAGGAGTCACACAATAGAGATTCTAATCTCTGGTATCTCTGTCAGTCAGATCAGAAAGTTGATCGAATTAAATTTAAACTAACTATTGATGAGGTTTACTAATGCCACAAGGATTTGGTGAGAATGCAGTTGATCGTAGTCTTATGCACTCGGTCCGTAGAATGAATGCCTTGACGAAGGTCCTAGGTAAGTATGAGAACGATCCCAAGGGTCGTAAGAAGATGCTGAAAAAGATGAAGAAATATTATCACGGTTGGCAAGGTGAATTAGATAGAATAGATATGAAAGAGGTTGACATGCCTGCACCACCTACTAGAATAGAACAGGTGAAGGAAGAAGAGAAACCAGAACTAACACCAGAAGAAGTAAAAGACGTAAAAGACTTCCTATCTAAATGACATTCACACATTTGAAGTGTCCCGACACTCCTCTATATCATCAGACAAAAGAGTTATTACTCAAAGGTGACTTTGCATGGTACTATAAACCAACCACAGTCGTAGGTTCAGAAGGAACTGACTACAATTTAGATGGGTGGTATAGTCATGAACTATTATCACGTCCTAAGTTCGGTACAATAGGAGAGCATTACTTCCCTACTGTTCAATCACAACAGTTCCAGAATGTTTATCCAATGGTACATGAGATCTTTGATTTCAATAACATACCAGTCAACTGTATATACAGGGTCAATGCTAACTGTGTACACCCTTCCAACAATCCAAGGAGCACTCCTCCCCACATAGATCATCAGTTCCCACATCATAATCTGATCGTGTACTTGACAGATGCAGGAGGTCCGACTATCATAACTAATGAGGAATTTGTCACGCAGGAAATGCACCAACCCTTAGAGGATGACATCGTTATCTTTGATGGTTGGCACTGTATGAAACCTCCTATTAGCAAACGTAGGGTAGTGTTGGTTGTTACCTTTTCCTAACGCTTGACAAGATCCCAAAGAAAATGTATACTAAATAACATTACAAAGGGATCGAAAGATCGTGCCCCTGCGTAGATAATAGACACACATGTCGGTGTAGTCTCACATCCGCAGGGATTTTTCTTGCGAGATAATAAAAACAACAATGATCAAATCAACAATCGCAGCACTTGCTGCAACTCCTCTTCTATTCTCTGGTGCTGCGTTTGCAGGTCCTTACGTTAATGTAGAAGCAAGTGGTTCATATCCTGATGGAGCATATGAGTCTGGTACATGGGAATTCCAACTTGGATACGAAGGAACAACTCCTAATGGAATTGACTGGTATGTATCTGGTGGTCCTACAACAACTCATACTGAGTCTGCTGATGAGTTCGGTGACACTGAACTAATCGGTTACATCGGTGGTGGTAAGGCAATCAACGATAAAGTTGGTGTATACGGAGAACTATCTGGTGCTACTAACAAAGACGACGTAGACTGGTCTGGTAAGGCGGGTGTAAAGTACACATTCTAAGTTCAATACCAAACTAAATATCAGGGAGCATTACGCTCCCTTTTTTATTCCTTTATTAACATGTCAAAGAATCCTGGTGGCACCGTAATCTATACTAGATCTGGTTGTCCTTACTGCACAAAAATCAAAGAGGTTTACAAAACAAAGGGTTGGGGGTATACTGAGTACGCACTCGGTCAACAGTTTACTCGCGAACAATTCAAACAAGAGTTCGGACAGACTGCAACCTTCCCACAGATTCTTATCAATGGAGTCAAGAAAGGTGGTTGTACTGAGACCATTTCATATTTGAGAGAAGGCAACTATCTATGAACCAGATTAATGAAGAGGAATTTTACGAACTGATTGAACGTGCAATAGATGCAGCAGTGAAACCAGATGGTAAGTTTCTCTTCAAGGTCTATCCATATCTAAAAGCAGGGAAGTGGACTCGTCCCTCAGTAGACAGATTTATTGAGTCAAGCACAGCAACTGAGATCAATGACATCATAATGCAACTGGAAGGTTACATCAAAGGTGGTGACAAACAGTTGCTTGAAGCGTATGGTCACATACCAAAACCAAAGGCAAGAAAGATAAAAGACTACCTTTATGGTATGTTGAATGACGCATGGACCTACCATGCTGAACGCAAACCAGGTCGTAAAAAGAAAGCGACTAAATAACTAAAACAACAGGAGAGAGACATGGCAGATCCCGCATTCATTTACATTGTATCCGTCTTGACTGTTGGAGCATTCTTAATAGGTGCATGCTTATCATGGCAGTTGAAAGATGTCTATGATACTTGGGTTGAGAAGAAAGACTACACACAGGCAGTCTTACACCCAGAAATGTATGACGAAGAAGGTAATTTAAGTGGGGAAGAGATGATATACTTGCGTTTTCCCGATGATGATGATACAATATATGATGAGGAAGAAGACTAATAAATATTCTTACCTACCAATAACTGATTTTTAATTATGAGACTACTGATCTCAGAGGTGCTACAAAAAGCACATAATGCAAAGACAAAAGCACAGAAGATCAAAATCCTTAGAGATAATGATTCTCAAACGCTTAGGTCTATCTTCATCATCAACTATGATGATTCATTACAATGTTTATTACCAGAAGGCACACCTCCTTTCAAAGAGAATGAGGCACCCGAAGGTACAGAGCATACCAAGTTAGAGAAAGAAGGTAGAATCCTACATCACTTCTTTAAAGGTGGTTCTAACATTCCTCGTATAAGACGTGAACAAATGTTCATTCAATTACTAGAAGGACTTCACCCTGATGAAGCGAAGGTTGTTATTCTTGNNATTCTTGCAAAGGATGGTATCCTTAACAAGAGATACAAAATTACTAAGGCATGCGTCGAAGAAACATTTCCACAAATCAAGTGGGGGAATCGAGGGTGAGACAACTCAAAAGAGATTGTAAACCAGAAGACGCAAACGATAGATCACTACCATCAAACTCATACCTCATCTCGTATAACGATGGTACCAAGATCGCACANNGACATAGTAATGTCATCTAAACAAGCAGACATCTTTGATTTTTATTATGATAACTACAAAGACACAAAGATGATCTGGAAACAAACAGAAGGGAGAATACAACCAAGATTATGGTTAGAACAACAGGAGGCAGGGAAGAAGAAACGCAAAAGAAGGTGATGTATAACATGTCTCCTTTTAAGAAAGAACCAGATCCAAAAGATGATCCTGCATATATGTGGGGTTTTAATAAAGGTGAGGTGCTTCTTGACTTCTTACTTGGCATAGCAATCCTACCATTTTTTGTCTGGGCAGCATGGAACATATGTATGCCTGCTCTATTTGGATTACCCGCTATCGGATATGTAAAATCGGTAGCATTATATATTTTGACTAGATTTATTGTAAGATGAACCCAAAAGTATGTTTAATTTCTGTGACACCTGATGCAGAAAAAACAATAGGATATATTGCTCGTGTTAGTAACCCTAACAACCAAGATAATCCAAAGGTTGCAGGACTATTAAAGTATTGTATTAAGCATGGTCACTGGTCTGTATTTGAACAGGCAAGTATGACATTACAAATTGAAACTACACGAGGACTTGCTGCACAGATACTTAGACATCGTTCTTTTACATTCCAAGAATTTAGTCAGAGATATGCTGACAGCAGTATGCTAGGTGACATTGAAGTTCCTGAGTTACGTCGACAAGACAGTAAGAACAGACAGAACAGTATCAATGACCTTGATCCTACTATGATCCAGAAGTATGAGATCTTGATCCAAGATCACTTCGAGCATGGTATGGAATTATATAAGAAGATGCTTGCTGATGGCATTGCAAAAGAGTGTGCTAGATTTGTACTCCCTCTTGCAACTCCAACCAAACTATACATGACAGGTAGTTTGAGATCATGGATACATTACATCGAACTTCGCAGTGCCAACGGTACACAGAAGGAACACATGGATGTAGTCTCACTCGCTAAACGTCATTTCGTATGTCAGTTTCCAATCATATCCGAAGCACTAGAATGGTGTGATGGTTCTTGTGATTGTGATGAATTAGATGACTACGCAGCATCAATACAACCTTGTTTGAGGATCGATTAATTATGAAAGTAGTACGCAAACTTAAAAACCAAGTGAAAACTAAATGGTATTATATTTTCTGGGGGACTGCATGTCTTTCAGTGGTGGCGGGGCAGATCGTAGTAGGTACAGGGTACCGAACTATGGCGGAGACAAATCAGCAAATCTCTGCTGATATAAACTTACTCATAGAGACTATGCTTTACAGAAGACCAACTGGTCCTTCTCCTGCTGACCGAGGAAGATATGAATCTATGCCTGGACCTTCACCAGAAGATTATCCATCAAACTCAATGCCTATCATCAAATAACATGCCTACCTATCCTCTAATAAATAAGACCACAGGAGAAAAGAAAGAACTCTCTATGACTATGAAAGAATATGATGAGTGGAGAGAAGCGAATCCAGACTGGGATAAAGACTGGTCCGCAGGAATTGGTGGTACCATGTATGGTAAACCAAAACAGACTGATGGATTCAAAGAAGTCATGCAAAAGATCCAAGCAGAACATCCTAAATCGAATCTTTCCCAATACACATAATGCCTAGACCAAAGAAGTCATTAGCAAACATACCCACTAAGGTTATGCGTAGAAAGACACCAATTAATATCGATCACCTCAGTGTGATTGAACCTCTTACAGATAATCAAAAGAAAGTCTTTGATGCATACAAAGAAGGAAAGAACTTAGTCCTTCATGGTGCAGCAGGGACAGGTAAGACTTTTATTAGTTTGTATCTTGCAATGCAAGATGTATTAGATCCTTCTACTCCATACGATAAGGTGTACATGGTGCGTTCACTTGTACCTACAAGAGAGATAGGATTCCTCCCAGGTGATCATGAGGACAAGAGTAACCTGTATCAGATACCATATAAGAATATGGTGAAGTACATGTTCAAGATGCCTGATGACTCATCATTTGAAATGCTATACGATAATCTTAGAGCACAGCAGACAGTTTCTTTTTGGTCGACATCATTTATAAGGGGTGTCACTTTGGATAAGTGTGTTATAATAGTAGATGAGTTTAGTAATCTAAACTTCCACGAACTTGATTCAATCATTACTCGTGTAGGTGAAGATGCTAAGATCATATTCTCAGGAGACTACACACAGTCTGACCTGACAAAAACAAACGAGAGAACAGGTGTGTTAGACTTCATGAAGATCTTACAGACAATGCCATCATTTGATTGTACAGAGTTTGGTATTGAAGATATCGTAAGATCTGGTATGGTAAGAGAGTATCTTGTTAGCAAAATCAATCTTGGATTTCAAACTTAATGAAAACATTTAATCATGTAGGTGCTGTTAAGGAACTCAAACCTCTATCAGCAACACAGGTGAAAGGGAGACGATTCTATAAGACTCCCGAAGATAATTGGTATCCCTCCGTCACCACCATTGTGAGTCACATATCTAGTGCGACTCTAAAAGCATGGGAAGAACGTGTAGGATTTGAAGAAGCGGAGAAAGTCCGTCGTACATCAGCATTAAGAGGAACAAAGTATCATGGCATCGTTGAAGCGTACTTGGAGGGCAACCATAAGAAGGTGGAACAGAGCGAGGGTCTTCCCGCGTACCTTTTTGGGTTTAGTCGTAAGGTTCTTGATAACATTGATAATGTTCACGCTATTGAAGCACCTCTTTACAGTGATGATTTACGCATTGCTGGTAGGGTTGATTGCATTGCTGAATATTGTGGGGAGTTGGCAATAATAGACTTCAAAACAACCAAGGAACTAAAACGTGAAGAGTGGTTGCACAAATACTTTGTACAAGAAGCAGCATATGCTTACATGTATTGGGAAAGAACTGGTTGTGAAGTAAAGAAACTTGTTACTATATCTGTGGCAGAAGACGGACAAACACAGGTAGTACAAAAGTATGACAAAACACCTTACATTGATGTATTGTGCGAGTGGATTAAAGAGTTCCGTTACTACTTAGAGGGCATCAAATCGTGAAGGATCTCGAAGAGAATTTTATGACACAGAATAAGTTCAGTGCTCTCGTCGAGACCACAGTTCAGAATAATAATGGTCTTATAAATTATATTGAAGCAGTTGCATCAGTATGTGAAGAGTATGAGATAGAAATTGAAAGAGTTAGTAAACTCATTTCTAAACCACTCAAAGATAAGATCAAAGCAAACGCACAGCAACTTAACTGTATCAAACGAACCAGTAGAGGTGTATTACCCTTATGAAAATTGAAGATGAAGACTTCTTTAAATCAGAAGTAGTAAAAGAAGAACTAGATGATCTACAAGAGTGTTATACTGAACTCTTACAGATGTCTCAGGGGTTTCAGTCCTTTGATAAAGAAGCACGTCTAAACCATATCAATAAGACACTAGATTTGATTGCAAAACAGAAAGTATTCTATTCAAGACTGCAACTGATGGCAGGATATGTTCAAGTAAATAGCGAAGATGATACAGAGAAGTCAGAGATAAGTGAAATGAAAGATAGAATAGATCAGATGTCATCCATGTACTCTGGCGGAGGTAATCTGCTGAGTATATTGCAAGTCATGGAGGACAAACTATTAGGTTGGAAGAAGGACTTGCAGGATGGAAAGAGTGGTCACGACTTCCAGATATAGGGGGTTGTCATCGCATAAATAGTATGCTATCATTTATGGTGGCGAACATACCAAATACAAAACAATACGGAGAATACAGATGTCATTTTCATCGCTTAAAAAGTCTAGCAGTTCATCTATCAGTTCACTAACAAAAGAACTAGACAAGATGACTACTAAGGGGGGGGGCAAAGGTCCCGACGAGCGTCTATGGAAACCAGAGGTGGACAAAGCAGGCAACGGTTACGCAGTAATCAGA